CTCGCTGCGTCCGCTTTTGGAGCGTATCGAGCAAGCACTCTCACCATTGTTGCCAGAGCCTGATGGTTTCATCAAGTTCAATCTTGATGCATTGCTTCGTGGTACAACACTTGAGCGTTATGAGGCTTACACCAAGGGTCTGAATGAGGGCTTTTTGTCAGTAAACGACGTCCACGCATCAGAGGACATGGCACCAGTCGCAGACGGCGACCAATACAGAGTTCCACTGCAGAACATCGACTTGACAGACGCAAAAGAGGTCGGTATGAAGCTAAGGGCAGAAATCGCTACCAACTTGATTCAAGTCGGATTCGAGCCAAAGGCGGTCCTCGAGGCCGTTGGCCTGCCGCCAATGGGTCACACTGGAGTTCCAACAGGTCAATTGCAGCAAGTCTCAACGATTGACCCTGAAAATCCATCGTCCGTTTATGAGGTTAATTAATGCCATACTACATTTCCGACCAGCAAGGCGACTGTTCAGGCTGGGCCACAGTTAAGCAAGAGTCAGACGGCAGCTACACCACAGTAGGTTGCCACGACACCAAGCAAGATGCTATTGACCAAATGGTTGCAGTGTCCATCTCAGAGGACTTAGAGCCAGGCGGCGAAGTTCTGCGCGATTCCGTGGGGGAAGACAGGAGCAAGATGAAAGAAATCGAGCGTCGCACTTTTACAGTGCGCAACATCGAAACACGTGAGGCAGAGGACGGCGCAATGCGTCTGTCTGGATACGCTGCAGTTTTTAACGACGCAAGCGTGCCGCTTCCATTCAGCGAGCGCATCGCTCCTGGCGCATTTCGCAAAACCCTCAGCGAGACACCAGACGTGAGGCTCTTAATCAACCATGAAGGATTGCCTTTGGCAAGAACCAAGAATGGCACACTGACTCTATCAGAGGACGAGGTCGGTTTGCGTTTTGACGCGGACTTGCCAGATACTACAGAAGCCCGCGATTTGTGGACTCTAATCCAACGCGGCGACGTTGACCAGATGAGCTTCGCGTTTCGTGTCATTCGCCAAAAGTGGAGTGCAGACCGCACAGAGCGCACACTCACTGAGGTGTCATTGGCCGACGGCGATGTTTCGGTCGTCACCTACCCAGCTTATCCGACTACCACAGTCGAAGCACGGGAGCACCTCGCAAATGCGATTCAAGCCGTAAAAGAAGGCCGCGAGGTCTCAGGCGAATCACTAATCGTTTTGCAGACCGTCTTTGAGAAGATGTCTGAAGGACATGAATACGTCATGGAAGCTGTCGAGATGATGGCCGCATTGATGGGCGCACAAGAGGCGCCGATGGAAGACGTAGCCACGATGGATGAAGAAGAGGACAAAGCCGCACAGCCACGTTCAATCTCACTTCGTCTAGCCAAGGCTATCATAAACAGCACAAAATAACATTCTGCTGGCAAATCGCCACCAGATACCGAAGTCGGAGCGACTCTCACACCCTTCAAGCGCCGTGAGCCCAATCGCCACCACCTCGAATCCAAACTCATAAGGAGCCATGCAATGTCATTTCTTGACAAAGTAATCGAGCGCCGTGATGCAGTTAAGGCAGAAATGGACGCAGTTCTCGAAGCAGTAGCAGAAGAGAACCGCACCGACCTTACTGTAGAGGAGACCGAGAAGGTTGACGCTCTTGTAGAAGAGTCACGTTCACTTGATTCAAAAATCGAAAAGCTAAAGACACAAGCAGATGCAGACAACAGAGCTGCAGAAGCACGTGCATCAGTTGCACCAGTTGCAACACCTGCATCAGTTGGTGGCGCTCGCGTCATCTCAGAAGCACGCACATACACAGCAGAATCTGAGAACTCGTTCATCAAGGACGCGTTCAATGCTCAGTTCCGCAACGATTACTCTGCGAATGAGCGTCTTGCTCGCCACATGAAGGAAGAATCAGTCGAGCGTCGTGACGGCGGTACTTCAAACTTCGTTGGTCTCGTAGTACCTCAATATCTCACAGAGCTAGCTGCTCCTCTTGCTCGCGCAGGACGCCCAACAGCGGACTTCGCCACAAACAAGATGGCGCTTCCGCCAAGTGGTATGACACTTGAAATATCCCGTATGACCACAGGTACTTCGACTGCAGTTCAGGAAACACAGAACACAGCAGTTTCTGAAACTGACGCTGACGACACACTACTAACTGTTAACGTGCGTACAATCGCAGGACAGCAGGACCTAAGTCGCCAGGCCATCGAGCGCGGTACAGGCATCGACTCATTTGTCGTTGCAGACCTCATTCGTTCATGGCACACAACACTCGATGCACAGGTTCTGAACGGTTCTGGCTCAAACGGCCAGATGCTCGGTATCCGCAACTCAAGTGGTAACGCTATCACATTCACAGCGACAACACCAACAGTCGCACTCTTGTACCCAAAGCTAGCAGACGCTTTGCAGCAGGTACAGAGCAACGTCTTCACAACACCAACTCACTGGATTATGCATCCACGTCGCCTTGCGTTCCTTTTGGCCGCAACAGACACTGCAGGTCGTCCAGTAGTAGTACCAACAGCTAACGGCGTAATGAACGCAGTTGCAACTGGTGCGGGAGTTGCACAATACGCAAACTCTGGCTACCAGCTACTTGGCCTGCCAATCATCACAGATGCAAACGTGGGCACAACCTACGGCGCAGCAACAAACCAGGACGAAATCTACTTGGTCGATGCTCGTGAAATGCACCTTTGGGAACAACCAGGTTCACCGTTCTCACTTCGCTTCGATGCAACATCTCCAGGCAGCTTGACAATCAAGACTGTCGTTTACGGATTTAGCGCATTTACAGCGGGACGTTACCCAGCAGCTGCCTCGATTATTTCGGGCACTGGTTTGGTAGCACCTTCTTTCTAATCTGAAAGAATCTAGTACAAGTGCAGTGCAGGTGAGACTCCCCCGACTCATCTGCACTGCACCTCTCGGGGGAGACAAATGAAAACTGCACACAAAGTATCAATCGGCGTCTGTGACCCAGGCACCGTAAATGGCGAGTTCGCCTTCAAGCTCATTCAACTTGCACAGGTCAGAAGCGCAAAGCTCGGTCCGTTTGTTCGCGTCAAAGGTAATGGGCTTCTCAGCAAGTTGCGCAACAGGGTGGTCAAGACTTTCTTGGACAGCACAGACTCTGATTGGCTGTTGTTAATAGACTCTGATGAACAGCTGTCAGTTGCAGCATTTGACCAGTTGATAAACACCGCGCATCATTTAGAGCGCCCCGTGGTTGCGGGTTTAGTATTCGCAGCATTCAAAGACGAAGGCATCTACCCAAAGCCAGTCCCCGCGATTTTTCAAGACACCCCCGAGGGGTTTCTGCCATTATTTAAGTACGACCGCAACGCCGTTTTCGAGATAGATGCTTGTGGAACTGGCTGCATTCTAATCCACAGAAGCGTTCTCGAAAAGATGCGAGAAACCGCAGACCCACACCAAGGCCCAAACTGGTGCTGGTTTTGGGACGGTCCGCTTAACGGCGAGTGGATTAGTGAAGATTTGCTATTCAGCCGCAGGGTTCGCCAGCTTGGCTTTCCAATCTACGTGAACACCGCGGCTATCCTGCCGCACCAAAAGAGTTACTGGCTCGACGAGAAACACCACATAGCTTGGCAACTCAACGAGAACAGCTAGAGAAAAGGACCAAGCGTGGCTCTAACAAACGCATACTGCACACTGTCTGACCTAAAGACGAGCCTCGCTATCGAGGATACCACAGACGACACTGCGCTCGAGGCTGCTATTTTGACCTCCAGTCGCATGATTGATGATTATACTGGCCGATTCTTCTATAGGGACGGCACCACAGCTGCGCCTGTCGTGCGTTATTATACCGCTCAAGACTGGTATACTTGCAACGTTGACGATTTTGTTTCTTTTACACAGCTTGCAACCGACGACAATTTCGACCAGCTGTACACCACGATTTGGGCTGCTGGCGATTACATGCTCGAGCCAATCAACAACCCACGCCGTGGCTGGCCGTATTCTCGCTTTCTAGCAATCGGCTCTTACATTTTCCCATATAACCTGCCGCAGTCTGTCAAAGTGACCGCTGTGTGGGGTTGGCCGTCTGTTCCAGCCGAAATCCAAATGGCCGCCAAACTTCAGGCTTCTCGTCTCTTCATCCGCCGCCAATCTCCATTCGGTATCGCGGGCACGCCAGACCTTGGCACAGTTCGCCTTTCATCTCGCCTTGACCCAGACGTTGAGGCTTTGATTCGCCCATTTCGCAAGATGAACGGGCTTGTCGCGTGATTATCTCTGACGTTCGTGAAGGCATCAAAAAGAACCTTTCGTCTATCGACGGTTTGCGCACCTACGACCAAGTTCCAGATGTCATCGTGCCACCGTGTGTAGTGGTAGGCCAGCTCGATTTTACATTCGACTTGAACAACGCTCGCGGTTTAGACCAAGCAAATCTTGATGTGTTCGTTATCGTGCAGCGCTTCTCAGAGCGTACTGGACAGGACAAGCTAGACAAGTACCTAGCAGGTTCAGGTGACAGCTCAATCAAGGCGGCCATCGAATCTGACCGCACACTTGGTGGCGCTTGCGACACGTTGCGAATCACTTCTGCAGAGTCTGGCACCTACCAAGTGGGCGACATCGATTACCTTTCTTATCGCTACCGACTAACCGTATGGGGTCAAGGAGACTAATATGCTA